TAAAAATAAACCAATGTTTCTTCTACCCATTAAGGTTTGTTCTACAGCTTGATTTACTCTATCTCTTATTTCGTGTGTGTGATGATATGTGTATTTGTAATTATTTAAGTTTCTTTGATTGATTACATTGCTTTCAATAACATCATAAGTTCTAACTTCACCTGGCACCAATTTCTGTATGCCTTCAAATAGTGTTAGATAGCCTGAATTGTAACCTGCTTTTTGATAATGTGAAAATGCTGGTTTACATAACTTTCTTTCAAAACCTATTTCTAATAGTGCTTTGATTTCTGAAGAAAAACATATATTAAATTGTTTATCAAAACCATAATAAACAGGTTTTGTGCCGTTTGAATCTCTAGCTAATAGTAATTGTTTTTCTTTTTTAAAATAGATTGCAAGACCAAACATACCATCTAGTTTATCTAAAAAGGCGTCACCATATTTTTCAACACCTCTTGCAATAACTTCGGTATCTGTATTGGTAGTCAGTTCAAACTCTGCACCTAATTCCTTATAGTTATAGATTTCACCATTAAATACTACGATTAGGTTGTTATGATTCCAAGGTTGTAATGACTCTGTAGGTTCATCTACAATAGATAATAGATTATGACCTAGAGTTACAAATTCATCATGCCAAGTTCCACGGCCGTCTGGTCCTCTATGGTGTGATTTTGCCACCATGTTCATAACCAAACTTACATCTTTTTTAAATATACCGTGTATAGCACACATCTAGTCACTCCACTTTGTGAATACAGTTTCTTTTTTGTTATTACCTCGTCTTTGATATCCTATAAGAGATAAGATTTTTACAATTTCATCATGGTAACTTTGTTCTTTTGGATTTCTACAAGGCAGTTCTAATACTACAACTGCGTTATGGTCTTCTAATAACTTTAGACCACCATTCATTATTTCTTTTTCATGTTCTTGGCAATCAACTTTAATAAAGTCAATCTTTTTCCATTTAAATTCAGAAAGGTAATCATCTAATCTTTTAACATCTGTGTAAGTTGTATTTAACTTATCATCTTCAATAATTCTTTTAGAGTTGCCATGTGTTACACCGTGAGAATTTAAACTTACATTACCACTTTCATCTGGACTTGCAAATAATGTGGCGTTCTCTTCCTGATGGTCTGATAATGCTACTTCTTCTAAATGCCAGTTATCAAACTCTTTCATATTTTCTCTGTAACAAGCTATGTTTTCTGGATGAGGTTCAAATGCCCATACATTTTTAAATTTTCTACATAAGTCTTGTGACCAGAAACCAATATTACCACCAATGTCTAGTGCAACATTAAACTCTTTACAAAAACCTAAAGAATAATCTCTCTGTGGTTTTTGATATTCCCACTTACCATCAAACTCTTTTAACATTTTTTCGTAATGGTTATCCCATTCAGGCAATTGCCAACCTTTTACATTTTTCATATTATTTCCTTAATATATAATTTGTTTCAGTATCACTTAGCTTGTATGTCATACTTTCATCTATTTTAAATCCTCTATCAAGTAAAGGTTTTAAAGTATCTGTTGTTGTTACTTCTACAAGCATTGTCTTTACATTTTCAAGTGAAGTATCCATACCTGCAATTACTTTATCTTCCAAACCATCAACATCTATTTTAATATGATGTGGTTTAACTTTTGTATAATCTAATTTAAAACCAGCTACATAATGTTTCACTCTTTCATCTTCCATACCAAAATCGTTATGTGATTGTGCCGGTACAATAGATAACATAGCAAGTTCATCAACACTATTCTTATCCATTACAGCAAAAGGATATGCCTTAACATTATTAAACTCATTGATATATATGTTTGTTACCAACTCTGCAAAATTGCCAGCGTGTGGTTCAAATGCGTGTACTGTAATACCTTTCTTAGCTGCATATAAAGTATATACACCAATGTTAGCACCTATGTCAACTAATATTTCATCTTTTTTAAAACTATTAATCCACTCTAATGTTTTTGGTTCTTTTGTAAAAAAGGTATTCATTCTTTTATTGATAAGTCTATTGTCTTTATCATATTTAAATTTAATACCTGCGACTTCTTTAGTTGGAAATGTCCAATCTAATCTTGTTCTATCTTTATTCCAAACATTACTAATCATTTTTTAAAACCACCACATTAAATATCTGTCTGTTTAAATCACTGGCGACCTCTGTTACACCATGCCAACCATCTATAGTGTTTTTAAATAACAATGAAGTGTTACCTGTATTATTATATACTTGACTATGTGCAAAGTCTTTAGCTTCTGGATTCATATTGTCAACAAGTTTACCTTTATAAAATATAGTTTGTCCACCACACTTATCATTCCAACCCTCTGGCATAAAATACATAAGATGACTACCTAATTTACCAACACTATCAACATGAGGAGATACATCTTGCCCCCATTTTGTTAAATGCCAATCAAATCTATATTTAAAATTATTTCCTGGTATTTCTAATGTATCTTTTAACCAATCAGAATATTCTTTACTACTAAAAAGTTTATCAACAAAATAATCCCATGTTTCGGATAATTGGTATCTTTGTATTTTGTATTTGTTGAAATATGGACTATCAGCCCAAGGTGCATAACACATGAACATTCTTAAATGAGGTCTTTGTCCGTGTTTTCTAGGTTTGATATGGCCTTCTTCTTTAAATAAACTTGCCTCTGGCCATTCTTCTCTTAAATCTTCCCAATGTTTTACAAAATCATGTATAAATTTATGTGGTGTATAACCATCAGTTGTCATTATAGTATCGGGTATATTAATCATCTAGGTGCCTTATCATGTGGTATATGTAGTTGACTTCTAAGCTTCGCTTTGTCTTCTCTGTTTACAATCAAATACCCCTCAATGTGAGTATAACCTTTTTCTCTAGCCCAAAAAACTCTTTTGTTACCTGTCTGTACATAAAGACCAGGTCTAACTTCGCCATTTGCTTTTATATGATGAGGTTTTTTGTATTCGCCATTTATAGTATGTTTAATAATACCTTGTACCCATTCTTCGGTATGTGGCGATACTGTAATAGGATAAATCATACCATGTTTTTCAAAAGAAGTCCAATAATCAAATTGGTCCATTCTTTCTTTTAACCATTTGTCATTTGGCATACATTTGATTTCTGTTAAATCAAACTCTTGTATATCGCCGTAGATACTATCTGGATATTTTTGTGCTTTTAATACTATTTTCATAACCAACTTTTTGAATAAAATATGCGTCTGCTATATCAGATACAGGATTACCAACTTTGTCAGTATCTAAAATAGATTTCACATCAATATTTGTTTCAGCTACAAATGCGTTATACATCATTTCTTTATCCGCATTTCCTTTTCCCGTAGCGCCTTTTTTAACCACGCTTGGGACAACCGTGTCATAAGGTATTTGTTCTTCTTGTAATCTGTACTTGAGGATTCCACAGTTTTCGGCAATTTGAAAAATGCCTTGACCTTTTGAACCAAAGGAGTAACCCTCAATATATACCATAGGGTTAATGAGTGGACCAATAATATCCAATGCAAAGTCAGATATATATTTAAATCTTTCAATAGGGTCTTTCCATTCTTTATGTTCATAACCAACAATCTCCTCACTCATCATTCCAATATACTTCTTTTTAGAAGTTAAATAATAAAACATCAAACCTGCGTCACCGTCTATGTTAACACAAATGGCAGGACTTGTTAAACTATAATCAATTCCAATTATCGTCTTCGTTACTGTCTTCGCCGTTGTTTGTCCATAATTCTTCGTCTTCTTCATTCTCTACCTCGTATCCACAAAATGGGCAAGTTAGAGGTTCCAAATCTTGTTCCTCAATATCCCATGCTACGGTATATTTAGTTTCGCAGGACGAACAGCTTTTCTGTCTTTTCTCAACCATTATAGTTTAAATTCTTTGAATTGGCCTTTTTTCATATCTTGTTTAATACCACCAATAACATATGACTCAATCTCTGTTTCTTGTGGTGCGTTTTGTGTACCCTTTGAATTCAGCCAATGGTCTACCCACGGAAGTGGATTTGTTTTTTGGTCGTATTGTGGTGTTAGGCCTATCGCTTTCATTCTTCGATTTGCCATGTATTCTACAAATTGGTGTAACAGTTTTTCTGATAACCCAATCATACTTCCTTTGGAAAATAGATATGTTGCCCACCGTTTCTCCTCATTTAATGCGTCATCATACATCTTATATAGGTCTTTCTCACATTCTTTTTGTATCTTCTTCATATCCTTGTCATCATTTCTATCATGCCAATTGTTAATGATAGTTTGTGACATTGCAAGGTGTTGACTTTCATCTCTTGCAATAAAAGAAATAATCTTAGCAGAACCTTCTAACATTTTCAGTTCGCCAAATGCAAAACTACAAGCGAATGAAACATAAAATCTTAAGCCTTCTAAAATGTTTACAGTTGCCATTGCAAGATACATTTTCTTTTTAAGTTCGTAAAGGTCAACCTTATCTTTATTAAGGTGCCATTTATAACCCATTTCAATTAGTTCATCATATGCTTTTGTAACCGAGGCACTTCTAGCTTCAATCTTTTCATCATGTATAATAGTGTCAAACACTTCATTTGGATTAGAATATAAATTCTTAATGATGTATGTATAACTTCTACTGTGTATTGTTTCCATGAAATCCCATGTAATAATACATCCCTCTAATTCAGGATTAGATACAAATGGTAAAAATGCCAAACATGGACCTCTACCTTGTACACTATCTAACATTGTTTGATATTTTAAATTAGAGGTAAAGATAAACTTTTGTTGGTCGTTTAGGTTTAAATAATCGTTTCTATCTTTTTGTAAAGATACTTCTTCAGGTCTCCAGAAATAACCTAATTGTTGTTGGTTTAGTTTATCAAATATCGGATACTTCATGTCCGCATATTGTTGGACTTGTAGGTCTTCACCAAAAAACATTGGTTGTTTCGCTACTTCTAGTCCCTTATCTCTGTTAAATACATTCTTCATTATTCTTTTCTCTCCTCTAAATCATAAAAAAACTTGTCGTCATCACCAGCTGTCCACTTTTGTTCACATTCTACACTATACTCCTTTGTGGACACATTGAAGTCTGGAAACTTCAACTCACTAGGTGTATAACTCTTATCATAAAATATTACTCTGTTGTTCGGTTGAGCTGCAAAGTAACCATTTTCTAATTTCAATATATTAAATGACTTATGTTGGCTTGGTACTTCACTATAAGTCACATTTCTTTCTAAATTCGTACTATTCGCATTATCAATTGTAAACATATACCAACCCTTATACCATTTTTTACTAGGCGACAAATACTTACATTGGTTGCCTGATAACATCTGCTTTTCGATAACTGCAATGTCATAACTAAAACAATCCCATAACTGGAGTTCAGTTAATGGAACATCCTCCTTTATATCTTTCTTCCATACAAATGCACTTATTGGTAACTTATCATACAGAGCACCATACTCTGGTATGTAAGTTTCAAAGTAAAGTGCTCTACCTTGAATTGATTTTGCTGTTACCCAAACGCCTTCGACTAATTCACCGTGACCTTTGTTACCATCATATAGATACTCTTTCTTAACATACACATCAACATGAGGTGTATTGACACACAAATATGCCATATGTTACCTTTCTATATTGTACAGCTATCGCAATCTTCTTCTACTTCCACTTTATTACTTAAAATTTCAGTAGCATAACCTTGCATTGGTTTATCTTCTACATTATCTTTCCAACCAACAGGATGTGCTGGTTCATCAATATCATTTTTCGAGTCATATGTATTCTGATAATAAGAAGTCTTCCAACCATATTTGTATGTGTTCAATAAGTCTTGAGCCATTACAGATACAGGTACTTGGTTGTCTTCGTAATTTTCAGGATTGTATGACCAGTTACCCGATATTGCTTGGTCAAAATACTTTTGCATTACTGCAACGATATTTATATATCCTTGATTGTCTTTCATATCCCACAATAAAGTATAATTGTTCTTTAATGTAGAATACATTGGCACAATTTGTTTAAGAGTTCCTTTTTTAGACTTCTTAATACTTAAATAATCTCTAGGTGGTTCAATGCCGTTAGTGGCATTGGACACAACACTAGAGGATTCTGATGGCATTTGAGCTGAAAGTGTGCTATGTCGCAGCCCATGTTTTTTGATTTGAGTTCTTAACCATTCCCAATCGTAGCTGAGTTTTCGTTTAACGAGCTCATCTACTTCGGGTTTGTAAGTATCAATCGGGAGGATACCATCAGAATATTTGGTTCTATCAAACATTTCATTCTTACCTTTTTCTTGTGCAAGAACATTAGAATGTTTTAATAGATAAAATTGGAATGCTTCTGTTAGTTCATCAACTAACTTCCATGCTCCTTTATCAGAATACTTTAATTTATTTTTAGCAATATAATGTGCAAGGCCAATATAACCAATACCTAAACTTCTTCTTGCTTTAGTAGAGATTTCGGCAGCCTTAACAGGATAAAGTTGATGGTCAATAATTTCATCTAAACTTCTTACTGCAAGTTCACATAAAGGTTCTAATTCTTCTATATTATTAATCTTGCCTACATTTAAGGCACTTAAAATACATAACGCAATTTCTCCCTCACCATCAATGTGTTGAATAGGGTCTGTTGGTAGTGTAATTTCTTGGCATAGATTTGACATTGTAATTCTATCTTTAAAACTAGAATGAGTATTACAATGGTCAATATTCATTATGTAGATACGGCCTGTTTCTGCTCTTTCTTTGAGCATGTCCATAATAAGTGTTTGTGCATTAACTTTTGTTTTTGTAACACTTGTTTTTCTTTCGGCTGTTTTATATACTTCGTCAAATTCAGGTGTTCCCCAAGCTTCGTACAATTCTGGCACTTCGTGTGGCGAGAACAAGGTGATGTCTTCATTATTAATAAACCTTTCATAAAATAATTTAGATAACTGAATTGAATAATCTAATTTTCTAACTCTGTTATCCTCTGTTCCTTTATTGTTCTTTAAAACAATAATGTCTTCTATTTCTTTGTGCCAAATAGGGAAGTGAACCGTTGCACTCCCTCCACGAACACCATTTTGAGTACAACACTTGACCGTTGCCTCAAACTTTTTGAGGAAAGGTATAACTCCTGTGTGCTGGACTTCACCGCCTCTAATTCTGGAATTGATTCCTCGAATTCGTCCGGCATTAATACCAATGCCAGCCCTTTGTGCAACATAGTTACCAATAGCCATATCACTACTGAAAATAGATGGTAGAGTATCATCAACATCAACCAACACGCAACTAGCATACTGCCGAATAGGTGTTCTAACACCAGCCATAACCGGGGTGGGAATGTTGATTTTAAATTTTGAAATAGCGTCATAATATTTTTTAACATATGTCATCCTCTTTCCGTTTTTATAGTTTTTGAAAATAGTAGCTGCAATTAACATATACATCATTTGAGGTGTTTCAAAAACCATTCCGTTACTTCTATCTTGTACAAGATATTTGTCAATCACTTGTCGTAGACCTGCATAAGTGAAATCATAATCTCGGCCGTGGTCTAACCAGCCTTCCATTCTATCGAATTCTGCTTTAGAATACCATTTTAAAATATTTTCATCATAGACACCTAACTCTACACCTTTTTTTGTATGGTCATAAAGTTTAGGGTGGTCCCATAATTTTCCTATAACTTGTTTTCGAAGTGAAAATAAAAGAAGTCTAGCGGCTACAAATTGATAATTAGGATTGTCTAAAGAGATTAAGTCTGAAGCTGACTTTACTAGTATCTGTTGAATTTCATCTGTGGTAATACCATCATAAAATTGAAGACCACTAGACATCTCAACCTGAGATGATGAAACGCCTGCAATATCTTCACAAGCAAACTCAACCATTTCATGTATCTTATCAATGTTAAGTGGCTCTTTGCCTCGACCATTTCTTTTTTGTACTAGTATTGCTTCATTTGTCATCTATTTCTCCTATTTCTAAATCTTTTTCCAGTTATTTAATCGAGTCATTGCCTCTAACTTTGAACAAGTGTTGGTACTTATAATATCATTTATTTCCGAAATGGCAAGTTTCCCTAGTACCATGTCGTTAATGTCTTTATGTCGCATGTCATCTGGCCACACGACAAGGTTGTAATTTTTTTCAATAACATCATACATTCTTTTTACAATTTCCTTATTTCTAGGTTCATTGTCAAATATATATGTTACTTGTTCAGCAGGCACTCTACTGAAAAACAAATCAGCGCCACCCATTGCCAAACAGTTATCCACAAATAAAGAGTCAATCGGACCCTCTACGATATTAATATGCTGGGTCAGATTAACTCTTTCTAATCCGTAAATTTTTCTTTTGTTTTCGTCTAACTTAATGGTAACATATTTTGGTTGTTCATTGCCAAATGCACGGCCTTGAAACGCAAATAATTTACCTGTTGTATCATAAAAAGGAATAACCAACCTAGGATGGTCATTCTTAATTGTAATATCTTTTTTTACTTTTTTAACTAATTCATAAAACTTATCCACAAGATAAAATTTATCAAAGTGTTTTTCAGGTATCTTCCTGTCTTCTACATATTGTCTAGCTGGATGTTTTTTATCTAATTCATTTATTCTTTTGTACTTATCTAATATATGTTTATCTTCAAAAACTGGTTTGAAGTTCGTAAATGTCGGCTTAGGGGTCGAAGGCGCCGAGCGTTTGTAGCGTTCTAACAAATACTGGTCATAAAGTTTGGGGTCTATAAACTTTATAAAATTTGCTAGTGATTGACCTGTACCACAATTGTGGCATTTAAAAAACATATCGTTCTTAACACGATAGAAAAAACCTCTGGCCTTGGTTTTATTCTTTTGGGAATCACCACAATGAGGACATCTGAAATTGAAAAGGTAATCACCTTTCTTCTTAAACAGATTCAACCTAGATTGTAGGTCATTAATAAATTTTAAATCAATATAACTCGACATAGCAACACTCATTATATACTAATCCGCCTGGAAGGCAAGCGTGGATTAGGACATCATTTCAATAATAGTTTTAAAGTTGGTGGACAGTATCCACCCTATAACAATCGCACCACCTAATATTAACCATCTGTATTTTTCTAACATACCTACTCTGGCACCGAAGTCTAGTTTGATTGTTTTTATTTCTACCAACAATCTTTTTTCTAAGTGTTGGATTTCTTTTGATAATTCTCTGTGTACTGTATCTATTTCACCAGCTCTTTCTTTTAACTTTTCAAATATCACTTCATCTATTTGTTCTTGTCTGGCAATCTTTTCTTCGTGTACAGCTAACATTTGTTTTATAGATGTGGATACATCTGTTAACTTTTCAATAGCATTATCAATACGGCCATTCAATGAA